ATAGTTTCGTTGGATGAAGGATTTATAATCGCCTTTAGTAGTTAACTTATATTCTGAACTAAAAAATCTTGGAGCGTTTTGCTTTATTTCTGATACCTGTTCTTCTTCACCGAAATCTGTACTATCGTCTGTATTACTAATATTAACGTTTATCGCTGTAACGATTGTAAGATGGTTTAATGATGTATCTTTTACATCTGCAAGAATTTCATCATATTGAGCTGTATTATATACATTAACAGTACTATTTACAAATGTGTTTTTAGTGACCTTTCCGTTTACACCAGTCGATTTGAGATAGTAGATGGCCACCTGATCTCCTTGATTTAGTCTCTTACCGTTAACACTATTACCAAACTTAATTTCATATGTTTTATTCTCGTTATATCTGAGCTCGAATACCCTCTCGTTTGCGTTTGCTAAATATATACTAGGTACTCTTTTCCATTCATACCATTTATCTTGCTCGTTGATTTCTTTTATGTATACAGACGTATTAAAATGATCAATTATAGTATCACCACCTGGTGTTAAGTGTATCGTTTCAAACTTTTCACCTATAGGTCTAATAATAGGATATTCTTCAATAGTACCTTCATATAGTAATTGATTACCGGTAGCTGTTATTGTTTCAGTCTCAGATGTTATTTTTTCAAATGTAAGATCTTGGGTAAATGTAAATGTTTTTCCACCTGCACTAGCAAATGTAAATTTAGGTATAGTATAATACCCAGCGGATAGATCAGATGTACCTTGTATTTCTATCGGTAATACGCTTGATTGTTTTCCAGTTGGTTTATAGTCGATAAGTTTAACTATTCGGTTTACATTTTCATATAGTTCTGCATCGTTAAAATTACTCTCTGAACTAGTTTGGTTTAAGTAGAATAATAATGTATGATATGAGTATGAAATTATATCTATAAGAGCGGAGATATTACTACCTTCGAAATTTTGATCTGTAAAATTAATAGTACTGTCGTTATTAATTCTAGATATAATTAGATCTCTCAAGCTCTGTGCATCAAAACTTGCATACGCGTCGGTCGGTAAGTTAAATTGTGTAAAGTTTGCCATTTTATGAGTATCTAAATCCTGTTGGTGTTAATATGCCGCTAGCAGTCCCTTTTTTATTATTTAAGGACGGTATTGTTATAGATATACTGATTTTATATTCATTTTGTTCCGGACGTGCAACAATATCTACGTTATCTACCGTAATTCTTGGTTCGTATAATGATAGTTCTTCAAAAATAGTAGTACCTATTAATTCTCCATTCTCTTTAGAAATGTTTTCGAATAAGTATTGTTCTAAATCTAACCCAAACGTAGGTGCAAGTATTTTCTGTCCTTTCTTTGTATTAAAAATATTTCTTATTGAGTTGTAAATCGCATTCTCATCATAGCTTAATTTTAGATCTTGAGCGTTCTTACTCGTACCTACAGTCTTATCTGACATGTAACTATTAAGTTCTAGGTCTAAATGTAGATCTGCATATGAATATGTACGAAAACTATCAGTGTTTTTCGCGTCCTTGAGTATGTCTAATTTAAGAGCCATCTATAATTATTTAATTTTAAAGTGCTTAAAAGAATAAATAATTTAAATGAGTAAGTTTGATACATTATTCGAGGAGCAGATCGGGCAGTTTGTAAAATCCGGGCCTATTGCTGGAGATTATGTTAAGTTCGCGAGTAATCTTAAATCATCTGATTGGTATAAAGAGTTAAGCGAATCTCGTAAAGCATATGTAGAAGAGATTATAACATTAGCTGAGCAGGGTAAACCTCTCATGCTTTCTACAATAAAGAGAGCTATATATGAGAATCCTGCAAAGACTATCCCTGGTAAAGATGAAGGATTTAATAATCAGTTTGCTGATATTGTTGTAGAATATGCTCCTGGTTTTTATCAACAAAGCTTATCATTACCTCTTCAGTTACTTGAACTTACTCTTTGTAAGGACGCTGCTAGAGCAACACAAAAAGATCCATCAAATGATCAGGAAGATAAATCTACTTTAAAGCCTGAGGATGTTGAAGAACCTACTATTGATGTTGGTCAGCAGACTAAAGTCCCTGGTGGGGATTATAAGTTAAGCACTGCAAAGTACTTAAACGCGTAAATCTAAGATACAAGAATAGAAGTTGATCTCCTGATCTATACACTGACTATTCTGATAAAAATATCTCGAGACTGTAATTAGACAGTCTCTTTTTTTGTCTTCAGTTATTGAAGATTCGTACAGATAATCAAACAAGTGTTTAAACAACTCATCGTAATCATTATTAAACAATGATTCATGTTCAATTATATGTTTTCGTATTAAGGTGTATTTTTTATCTATAAGAAGGTCATCTAACCCGTCGAAGAATTCTTTTGAATTAAATACATTTTCATCCTTACCGTCAGATAAAAAGTATTTTTGTAAAGCATTAATACCTTTTCGAAAATCTGGATAACAGTTATTAGCAATTGTAGTAAATTGTTCTTTATTAATTTTTACATTCTCAGCCTTTACTATAGATATTAACTTAGACATGTATTCGTTTTTGTCATAGTTAATATCAAATACTTGACATCTACTTTGTAATGCAGGAATTATTTTATGTTTATAATTAGCAGTTAATACAAATCGAGTTAGATCGTGATATTCTTCTATAGAGTTTCTAAGAGCCTTTTGTGCGTCGAGTGATAACCCATCACACTCATCAAGAATAATAATTTTAATATCACCGAACAAGCTTTTTGTTTGTGCAAAGTTTAAAACTTTTGTTCGAATGGTATCTATTCCATTCTCATCAGAAGCGTTAATATAAAGGTATTGACATTTCAATAAATCATTAACGATTACTTTGGCGAGAGTAGTCTTCCCAATCCCAGGTCGACCAACAAATAATACATTAGGTACATTCTTTTCCTCTTTTACTTTATTAAAGTAATTCCGCGTTGAGTTATCTAGTACTATTTCGTCTAAAGTACTAGGTCTATATTTCTCACACCAGATGTCAGAAATTATCATTTATCTGTAGAACCAAAGCCCGCATCTCCTCGATCAGCATCCATGGCTTCTTCTATATAACCTACTTCAGCTACAACGTGAGGATATAATACTAGTTGGGCAATCTTAGTACCCCTAATTAATGTCACATTAGTATCACTAAAATTGTATAGCTTTATTCCTAAATCTCCTCTATACCCATTATCGATAATACCTAGATGAGGTTGTAGGTTATGCTTAAATCCTAGACCACTGCGAGGCTCAACACGAAACCACCATCCCTTTGTAAGGTAACCGAGTGTTAGACCAACAGGAACAACAACTGTTCCTCTGCCAGGAACAATAACTTCTTCAACACTACATACATCATATCCTGAGTCACTTGCATGTGCGCGTGCTGGTAGTTGGGCATCCGGGTGTGTCTTTACAAAATACATTTTAGGTTGATTGTCTTGTTCGTCGTTACTCATATACATCAAATATAGTATATAATTTAGATTTTTCAAGTAAATACTTTTATGGATGACATTAATCCAGATGATTTAATATCGCAATTAAAAAACATACCAGCTGATAGTAAAATGCTAGAACGAGCAGCTGAAGAACATCCTGAATTAAGTAAGGAGGATGTAGAGGAGTTTGTCATTAACAAATCGTCTAAATTAATTCAAGATAGTTTAGAGCTAATTGACAACATGAAGGAAGTGGTACATCATATGCCCGAGGCTGAGAATATATCATCTTTAGCAGAGTTAATTAAAGCTTCTTCTGGAGCAATCGAAACATTAAACAAAATTGTTATACAGGACAAGAAGACAAACACTACAATTACTTCTAAGAAAATGGATATTGAATCTAGGAAAGAGCTTCAAACATCTGATCAAAGTCATGCGTTAACTATGAGTAGAGAAGAAATTATGGCTAAGCTTATAAATGATAAGTCTATAATTGATGTTAATGCTGAAGTTACTGAATCAAATAAGATTACTTAAGTATATTCATACTAAACGGTCTCTTAAGAGTTTCAATTTTATTTAACAGTAAGTCAACTTCTTCTTTCGAAGTTTCTACTACCAATTCAAAAACACCAGGAACTATTTTTTGTTTATTGCTTATTTTATTTGTAGTTAACCATGTTAGTAGCTTATATGAACCACCTAAAACAACACCAATAACTTCATTTACTTCAGCCTGGTTTTCTTTTAATCGCCTATAATAAAAATGATCTGTAACTAAATTTTCTTTATGCGCAGTATCTCCAACATCAGTAGTATTAATTACTTGTTGCATATTTCTTTTAAAAATAGCCTCAGTTCTTCTACTTAACCCTAAGATATTTTTTCGTGTATCTAGTTCTAGTTTGTCATCTATAATACTATTAAATGGGAAAGGAGTTGGATCAGAATCTTCATCTGCATAGTGCATATATCTACCCTGTGGTGTTAAGTATTGATAGAATACAAAGCCTATACTTTCTGATACTTCTTGTAAGATTGTATCTTCAATGTTTAGTTTCTCTTTTAATACCTCTTTAACTTTATTATGACATTTACGATACTTATCTAACCACCATGCTATAAATTCTCCATTTTGATCTTCACTTGATAAATCAAAAGATGTTGCAACTTTTGATACTTGTTCACTAACTTTATCAGTATCATCTTTTGTTAACGGTATGTCTCTGTCTTCAGTTGTTTGTGCTATTAAGTTACCTTTAGCACTTATAAAAATTAATGGATCTCCACTTTCATTTAATTTTAAAAACTCGTTGTCGTTTAATTGTATTTCTAATCGAGTTAAGTATTTTGTTGCTTTCGGATTTTTAGCAAATGTCTGTAGGTTAATATTTGCGTTTGCTAATTGTTCCCAAAATGTAGCTTCAGCAGTAATAGGATCAGATTCATATTTTAAACTATCATAGTACTTACTAAGTGCTAGAAAATTAATATACGATTTTAAAATAGAATTAAAGTTTGTTGATGCAATATGAAAGTCTACAGTGTTTGTTAATTTACTATTAACAATATCTGGTACTCCTGTTTTTGATGGTATTGCACTCATTTTGGTTTATCTAATTTTACACATTCTATACTTGAATTAAATGTTCCTTTACTTAATGTTGTTAAGTTTTTTGTTATATACCAAAACCCAGGTATTTTTTCTGCAAACTTGTTCTTTGATTTTAAGTCGATAGTCATGTATATAAACTTATTTGCATTAAAGTTTATATTTCCAGTAGTATTAAATGACGCTTTAGTTAAATTAGAAAATAGGTCTTTTTGTAATTTAACAGTACCTAAATGTCTTGTTGAATCCTCATGTGATAATACGAACATTTTCTTTTTAATATTGTAATCTTCATTACTGTCAATATTAATTTTGCTATCAGTTCCATCTGGAAGCGCTTCTAATCCTGTTACCTCTTCAACACGGTTTATAGTTCCTTGATCACTGTGAATTGTAAGTTGTTTTGATTTAATATTAAATTGGATGACTTCATTTTTGGCGAGCTTATTTATTGTACTATCAGGTTGTATATCTTTTAGTCTTATGTCTTGTAAACTAATAGGAATATAATTAAAATACTTACCAAATAAATCGATAGCACTTTTATTTGAATACTGTTGTTGAGTGTCATTAGTTTCAATTTTAAATACGGCAGCTAGATTGTTACTAATTTTAATTTTATCCGGGACCAAGACCCCGACTTGATCAAATCCCGGCTCTTTATTATATAGTTCTGTAATATGTTTTTTAAGAGACTTGAGTTGAAATTTACCGTTGTAATATGTAAAAACACCAGCGCAACTATCACTAGAAACATATGTTTTTAAAATTTCTGATATACCAACTAGTGCAGGAGTTTCTGCAGGTAGGGTATAATATATTTTGCCTAGACCGAAATCCCAATTAGCTTCATCAATTATATCTTTTTGATCAGTAAAAGTTTCTAGTAAGTGTTTTAAAGCTCGCCCGGAATTGACTGTTTGTTTACCATATGATTGATGGCCCGGGAGACCTTGGCCAATTAAATCAGTACTCCAGCTCTGTCTTTTGTTGTTTAAGTGATTAAAAATAACATCAACAAAATAATATGCGGTTTGTTTATTATTATTTTGTACAGTGTTTATTTTACTTTTAACTACAAAAAACTTATCTAGTAAAGTAATTGTTTTATTGCTTCTGTCTACAAATGTAATTTTTATTTTTAAGAATAAACTACCATCACCATATTCGTTTATATTAGATACAGGAGATTTAAAATTTAATTTATTTAAAGAATCCATATTACTTTCATTAATTGCAATAAGGCTTCCCATTAAAAATGGAGAGTTTTGATGTGTTTCAAAAGTTAATCCTTCAAAGCAATTAGAACCTATGAACCGGGATTCTCCACGCTTGTTGAAAAGTATAGATTCAATTTTGTACTCAGTTCCGTTAGCATTAATACTAACGCCTGATTCTTTTTTAGGAGAAACAGTAGATGTAGCAGGTGTCGTCATGCAGTAAGATTTTTAAGCTCTTGCAGTATTATGTTAACATAATCTGGTTTAATAATTTTATATACTGCACCTAATTCAGGATTATTAATAGGGTTGTATATTTTATTAGTTAAACAAATCAACCACCACAAGTCTTGGGTACCGTATATTTCATGAGATAAATCAGTCCATGGTCTGGCGCTGTTAATTCTATATTTGATATAAAGTTCAGATTGAATATCGTCTGGAATAGAAACCTTTTTTATTATATTATAAAAAAAGTACTTATCACTTTTTGCGAGTTTAAAGATATTCTCATATCGAGTATCATCAAGCGCTGGTAAATCCTTAATATTGTTTTGATATTTTTCTATATCGGTAATCATTTATTATTCCTCTGTTACTACCTATGTTTGAACTGAAACATTAACATTATTGCTAAATGCATCGAAATATAGGTTTTGAGTTTCTGGTACTAAACTTTGTATAGTTAAAGTTACTTGATAACCTTCAGGTATAACTACTTGGGTCGGCTGGTCGCCTATAAAATTATTAATAGTTTTTATACGACGAACACCCATCATTTCAACTGAGAGATTATTTAGAAAGCTCCACCTAAAACTAAATACACCGGGGAGTTTCGCTCTATATATAACAGGTGGTACATAAGTAATTTTGTTTATTCTATTAGGTAAGTTTTGATATAGTAGTAAATATATCAATCTAAAATTAGTCTCATATCCTCCATAACTTTCGTCTTTTGTGTTATCTAAATAAAATTGTACAGTGTGAGACGGTCCGGTTGTATCATATGAAAAAGATTTACTATAATCTATACCTACTCCTACACCAACTTTTGTAAATAAATCTTTGGTAATAAAACTAGATGCGGTGGAGCCCAAGAGTGACTCTAGGTTAGATCCTCCAGTATCAGACCAGCTATTTGTAATACTTTTATATTCATCTTGTAGATAAGGTACACTATATTTAAATTTTGTTCTTTTTACACCATATAAGTTTTCATATGCCTGTAAGTATCTCGGCATTGCTCCGATTGGGTCATCAACTCCGAAAGTCTCTCGACCAGCGGCCG